GGGCGAAGGCTAGGGCAATTAGTAAAAGGAACAAATCAAATGCCTAGTGGTAAGGGAACTTATGGAACTACGGTTGGTCGTCCTCCCAAGCAGAAGCCAAAGCCTAAAGGCGGAAAGAAGAAATGAGGAAGGGTCTTTACGCAAATATGAATGCGCGCAAGAAGGCTGGCACTAGCAGATCTAAGTCTAAGTCTACTATTAGTGACAAGGCGTACGCTAATATGAAGGCTGGCTTTCCTAAGAAAAAGAGGAGTTTGCTAAAGCGATGAGTTTCATATCTACTTTGTCTTCTTCTGAGCTGAACGTATTGCGTGAGATAGTTCGCAAGGTTCATTTAACTTACGTTGATGCTGAGTTTGCGACTGAGCGCGAGTGCGATAAGATGATTGATGGCATGGCGCCGGAGACTGTTGATAAGATGCTGAGGTTCGGCAGACAGTATTGTGGTTGATTTTAAATACAAGCCAGACGGAGAAACACTAAAGACCTTCATGAAAGACAACACGTTCTTTCGTGGCATTCGCGGCCCTGTTGGTTCTGGCAAGTCTGTTGGTTGTTGCATAGAAGTCTTTCGTCGCGCCTTAGCGCAGGATAAAAACCAGCACGGAATACGCAGAAGTCGCTGGGCCATTATTCGTAATACCAACCCGCAGCTTAGAACCACTACCATTAAGACTTGGCTTGATTGGTTTCCTGAGAATGATTGGGGTAAGTTCACTTGGTCGGTTCCTTATACCCACCACATTAAAAAGGGTGACATTGATCTTGAGGTTTTGTTCTTAGCTCTTGATAGACCTGAGGACGTTAAGAAACTTCTTTCATTGGAGCTTACTGGCATTTGGGTTAATGAGGCTAGGGAAATACCGAAGTCTATTATGGATGCGTGCACTATGCGTGTCGGTCGTTTTCCTTCTATGCGAGAGGGAGGGCCGTCATGGACTGGAGTTATTGCGGATACCAACGCGCCGGAGGAAGATCACTGGTGGCCAATTATGTCTGGCGAGGTTCCCATTCCTGACCACATTCCGCGAGAGCAAGCGAAGATGTTGGTCAAGCCAAACAACTGGGCCTTCTTTACTCAGCCTGCTGGAATGATTGAGGTTAAGGATAGTGACGGTGAGATAGAAGACTATAGTCCCAGCAAGACTGCTGAGAATACTAAGAACATGATGAAGTCTTACTATCCCAATCTTATTCAAGGTAAGACTAAGAGTTGGATAGATGTTTATGTTATGAACAAGTTAGGTTCCATACAGGACGGAAAGCCGATTTACCCTATGTTTGTTACTGACACACACGTTGCTAAAGAAGAAATACCTGTAGCTGCTGGGTATCCTTTATACATTGGTTTGGATTTTGGTCTGACTCCTGCGGCTACTATGGGTCAGAAGGTTCGCGGAAGGTGGTTTATTCAGGATGAAGTTGTTGCGTTTGACATGGGCATCGTTAGATTTGCGGAGGTTCTTCGTGAGCAGATTGCTACTAGGTTTTCTCAGTGTTCCGAAGTTATTATTTATGGTGATCCTGCGGGTGATTTCAGGGCGCAAACCGACGAGTCTACCCCTTTCCACATACTTAGAGGTGCTGGCCTTAGAGCATTCCCCGCCCCATCTAATTCCGTGGACCTGCGGCTTGAGTCGGTTTCTTCGCAGCTTACCAAAATGGCGGAAGGCAAACCCGCCTTCTTAGTTGATCGCCGTTGCACTCAGCTTATTAAGGGCTTTGAGGGCGGGTATCAGTATCGTCGCATGGAAGTATCTGGTGAGCGGTATGCAGATAAACCTGACAAGAATATGTTTAGCCACATACATGACGCCTTGCAGTATCAGCTTCTTGGCGCTGGCGAGGGTCGTGCATTGATGAGCAATCAAAATGCAGCTAAGCCTGTCATTGCCAAGCGGGACTTTGATGTGTTTGCTAAACGTAGCGGCCCTAAGCGCAGGCAGGGATTATGGGCGCGCATGTAATTGTGCGTTGATGATTTGCTTTTAATGTGGTTATCGGTGGATAACCGAGGAGATACTTATGCCGCCACGCACTCAGAATATCCAATCCTACCCAACGTCAAAGAAAAAGAAAAGTTTACTTGATCAGTTTTCTGATTTTAGATCAGGCTTTGTAAGCGACCTTGCGGCGATACCAAGCAGTATGGCTAGGGATATTAGTATGGGTCTTAATCTTACAGATAGAGATGCTGATTATTATGACAGGACATCAGCTACCAGAAGACGAATAGCTGATGAGGCGGCGGCAAAAACAATGTCCACAAGTCGTGATGATGACAAGCAAAGAACTGTGGCTGATGTTCTAGCGCCACCCGATGATCCTATGTCTGATGCACTTCAAAAAACTGCTAACGATCTTGCTAAAGAAAAGGCTAAGGCCACTGAGGATACCATTCAACAAACTGTTGCTAAAAGATTTAGAAGTGGCGCTCGTGGCAGGCGCTCCCTACTCCGCTCTAAGTCTGGCGGTGGCATGGGTTTTTATAACAGGTTTGCAACATGATAGATGATCCTATAGCTAAAAATTACTTTGATAATTATGGCAAGGCAAAGGCCAAGCGCGAAAACTTCATCCCCCTTTTTGAAGAGTGCTATGAATATTCACTTCCGCAACGTGAGTCCTTCTATGCAGAAACCATTGGACAACGGCGCGATGATAAAATCTTTGATGAGACCGCTGTTGTTGGCGTGCAAGAGTTTGCCTCCCGATTGCAATCAGGCATCGTTCCTAACTTTGCGCGATGGGCTGACCTAACCGCCGGCTCCGAGGTTCCAAAAGAACAGCGTGATTCTGTTAATAATGATCTTGATGAAGTCACTGATTACGTGTTTGAGGTTTTGCAGAACTCTAACTTCTCTCAAGAAGTTCACGAATCCTTTATGGATTTGGCTGTAGGTACTGGTGTGCTTGTGGCCGAAGAGGGTGATGCAATGAATCCTGTGCGATTCGCAGCTATTCCCTTGCCGCATGTTGTTCTTGATACTGGGCCAGATGATCGCATTGATCATATATATAGAGAGCGAAAGGGTATCAAATACAATCAGATACTAATTATGTATCCCGATGCTAAATTAAATGATCAGATTCAAAACCGAATGGGCAACGGAGGGAACGATACCACTACCATTCTTGAGTTGGTTTGCCGTGATTACTCCCGCAAGAACGAAGAAGTCTACATGAGTTATGCTTTCTGTATGACTACAGAGAGTTTGGTTTATAGCCGAGAGCTTAAAGGTTCTGGCGCTAATCCTTTTATTTGCTTTCGCTGGGCTAAATGTGCTGGTGAAGTTTACGGGCGTGGACCCCTTATTAATGCACTGTCTGCAATTAAAACAACCAACTTAACTATTGAGTTAATCCTTGAGAATGCACAGATGGCTATCTCAGGTATATATCAAATGGATGATGATGGTGTCGTTAATCCAGATACTATCTCTTTAGTACCGGGTTCTATTATACCAAAGGCTATAGGCTCTGGTGGGTTACAACCTATTCAGGCTGCTGGTAACTTTGATGTAGCACAGCTTATACTTTCGGATATGCGCTTGAACATTAAGAGAGCGCTATACAATGATATGCTTGGCAATCCTGATAAAACTCCTGCTACTGCAACGGAAGTAGCCGAGCGCATGGCGGACTTATCTCGTCGTATGGGTTCCGCCTTTGGTAGATTGCAAGCGGAGTTAGTTCAGCCTGTATTGCAGCGCGTTGTTTACATTCTTAAAAAGCAAGGCCGCATAGAAATACCTGTAATTAATGGTCGTGAAGTTAAAGTAAGGTCCACATCTCCTTTGGCACAGGCCCAAGCGAATCAGGATATTTCCTCTGTAGCTAGATTCCTAGAAGTTGTTCTTGGCACCTTTGGCCCAGAGGTTCTTAATCTTCTAATCAATTCTGAGGAAACGGCAGCATACCTTGCTAAGAAGTTTGGTGTACCTGACGGGTTGATTCGTGATCCCGAGGAGCGTAAGCAGATAGTTGCAATGGCGCAGCAAATGCAAGAGCAGCAAATGCAACAACAGCAAATGCAGCAGCAAGCCGCGCCGCCGGTACAGCAATAGGAGATAGAATGTCTGGCGCAAAAACTAACATTGGGATTGACGGCTATACAAGAGAAGCAAATAAAGACAAGGAAATTAGTTTAGTTGCTGCCCAATTGTTTGCAACTGAAGCAGGCCAGTCTTTCCTTAAGTACTTAAAATCAATAACAATACAGCAAGTACATGGACCAAATGTAACCACTGAAGAATTAAGGCACATAGAAGGCCAGCGATATATTGTTGCTTTAATTGAGTCCCGAATAAATCATGCACACAAGGTGAAAAAGAATGTCTGAGTCTTTACTCAATGAACCGTCTCAACCCACAGAAGCAGTTAGTGAAGTTACGCAAACGCAGACCGATAGACCGGATTGGTTGCCTGAAAAGTTTAACTCGCCAGAGGATTTGGGCAAAGCGTACAATGAATTATCTACGAAGCTGGGTTCAAAAGAAGAAGACCTAAAAGCTTCTTGGCAAGAGGAAATGCAAAAGGAAGCATACGCAGATCGTCCAGCCACTAAGGGTGATTACTTACTTCCCGATAGCATTAGCACAGAAGACTCCGTTGATAATGAGCTCATTGATTGGTGGTCTTCGCATTCCTTTGATAGCGGACTTGGGCAGGAGGAATTTGAAAAGGGCCTTGAGGTTTTCTCTAAAGCTTTAGGAAGGGACGAGCCCAATCTTGAAGCGGAAGCTGCGCGTCTTGGCGATTCCTCAAATGATAGAATTGAAGCTGTTAATTTGTTTGCTAATCAATTCTTTCCAAAGGAAACTCTTGGCGCTATTGAACGCATGTGCGAAACCGCGGACGGCGTTATAGCGCTTGAACATATAATGGAGAAGTTAAAAACTCCTTCAATGATTGGCGAAGCTGCTCCCTCTAGTCAGATCACCGAGGACTCTTTGCGCACCATGCAAAAGGACGAGCGTTATTGGAATCCGCAGAAACGCGATCCCCAATATGTTAAGCAAGTTCAAGACTCTTATCAAAAGCTATACGGGTGAGCATCACTTTGTGCGTTGCAATTCTTAACAAAAGAATGTCTACGCTTGATCGTCACGGCCCGTAATGCACTGAGTAGCCCGTAAGGATAACTACGTTGAGGATGCAGAAGGATACCCAGAGTACAAATGCAATCTTAACAAAGGACTCTTGAAATGGCTAATACAATTGACACAGCCTTCATCAAGCAGTTTGAATCCGATGTTCATCTGGCATACCAGCGCATGGGTTCTAAACTGCGAAATACTGTTCGCACTGCAAACGCTTCGGCGTCTGTTGTTCGCTTTCAAAAAATGGGTAGTGGAGTAGCCACTACTAAATCTCGCAACGGTAACGTCACTCCTATGGAATTGGCACACACAACCGTTGAAGCAACCATGACTGATTACTATGCTCCTGAGTATATTGATAAGTTGGACGAGCTGAAAACTAATATCAACGAGCGTCAAGCCGTTGCCCAATCCGCCGCTGCTGCTCTTGGTCGTAAGACCGACGAGTTGATTTATGCAGCTATGGATGCGGCTGGTGGTACAGCGATTCACGATACTAGCTCGGCTCTTGAAATTGCTGACGTCTTATCGTTGTTTGAAACTATGGGCGTTAATGACGTTCCAGAAGACGGACAGCGTTACTTGGCAATGCACCCAAAGGGTTTTGCTGATCTCTTTGCAATCACGCAGTTCGCTTCGTCTGACTATGTTGGCGATGCAAACCTACCGTTTGCTGGTGGTATGACTATGAAAGAATTCATGGGCTTTAAAGTATTCTCTACCTCTGCTGTAACGGCTGGTAAGAATATTGCGTATCATACCTCGTCTGTTGGTCTTGGAATTAACGCTGAAGTTGCTACCGAGATTAACTACATTGCTGAAAAAGCATCTCACCTTGCCAACTCTATGATGTCTATGGGCGCTGTCGGTATTGACGCCAATGGTATTTGTGAAGTTCTGGACAACAACTCTTAAGAAAGGAACTTTTAAATGGCTTACGCAGCAGCAGGTCTACATCGTATTGGAGGTGCCAGTGGTGCAGCTCTTTGGATGTACCGAACAGCAGACGCGATTGCAGCAGTTAATAGTGCTGGTTACTTTAATGATGCCGCAGCAATGTTAAACATTCGTGATCTAATTATCGTGCAGGATACAAACGTACCCACAACTAACTTTGTAACTGTACTGACTAATACTGGTTCAGTGGTGGATGTGTCTGATGGCACAGTCGTTGTTGAAACAGATGGCGATTAAGAAAGGAGGGGGGCTTCGGCCCCCTTACTACTTATATGACAGTAACAAGCACCTCATCCAATTCGCCCGTTGACATCTGTAGTCGCGCTTTGATTCTTATTGGAGCGGAGCCTATTACTTCATTTGATGACGGAAACAATGAAGCTTTAATATCTTCTAGTATGTACGAAGATGTTGCTCAATCGGCCTTGGTTAATACCCGATGGCGCTTTGCAACAAACCAACTTGTATTAAATAGATTAAGTGATGCGCCTACCGGAAGGTATGAAGCATCATATCAAATGCCTAGCGACTCTCTTATGATTCATGCTCTTACTGTAAATGGATTTAATATTGAGTTTCAAACCTATAGTGATAATTTGTTTTGCAATGCGGATGCTTCGGATCAAGTCATAGCAGATTACACGTACAGGGTTATTGAACAATACTGGCCTTCTTATTTTATTATGTCCGTACAGTTTCAGCTTGCTTCTGTATTCGCAATATCATTAGCGCGTGATGCTAGTCTCTCTCAGCTTATGGATCAAAAGGCTGCATTCCTAATGGCTAAAGCAAGGGGTGTAGACTCTCAATCACAAACAAATCGTAAGCTGGATACATCAAGATTTATTTCTAATAGGCGTAGTTAAATGCAGAAGGTAAGTATTCCGATAACTAACTTTCAGTTTGGTGAAGTTAGTCCATCGCTATTATCGCGAACTGATACTGCTGTATATACGGCGTCCGCTCAGAAGGTTGAGAACTTCTTTCTTAGGTCTGAAGGCGGCGTGATTAAACGTGCTGGCCTTAGTCACATCTATAAGTTTGCTGATATAACTTACAGCAGCGCAAAGACTCATCAGTCCAGACTAATGCCTTTTATTTTCTCTGACGATGAGCAGTACATAGTTTCTATGGAGAATGCTAAGGTCAGGGTGTTTATCATTGATCCTTCAAGTGGGGTTGTATCTCTAACGTCTACTATAACTGCGGATATAAACGGGGATGCCCTACCCTTCTTAGATACTTTAATCCATGAATATACGTTTGCCCAAGCTGGCGATGTTATGTTTATCTGTCATCCAACATTTAAAACAAGTCAGATCGTAAGGATTAGCCTCACTGAATTTCAAGTAGAGCCGTTTAGTTTTGACTCTAGGTCTGATGAAAAACAAATTTATCAGCCCTATTATAACTTTCATAGCTCTAACGTAGCATTAAATCCTAGTGGTACTACTGGCAGTGTTACTTTAACAACTGTTGATTCCAAGGGCGTTGCTGATCCAGATGGCCTTTCAGAATCTGCTACATATAGTAGTGGTTCTACTTTAACTATGGATGGCGCATTAATAGCTGACAATATCGCCACATTTATTTATGGTAGGCTTGTTACTATTACTTCGGTTGGGGATGACAGTGGCAAAACCTTTACAGTTTCTGGAACTGATGTAAGTGGCGCTGGGATAGCTGATGCAATCACTGGCGCTAGTGACGGCACGGCAACGGGAACTAAGTATTTTAAAAGAATTACTGGAATACAATATAACACCTATCCAGCTGGGGCCGTAACTGCTGGTGTTACTATTGATCGTGGGTTTTCTTACTTTGATAGGCCAAGTGATGGAAACTTTGCAAACTCTAAGCATGTTGGCGTTACATTGCTTCATCATAGTTCGGAAATATTAATTACCTCTGTACAGTCTGCCAATCAAGCAACTGGAACTATATTAAATGCTTTATTTACAAAGCTTAAAGTAAACGCGTTTAGAACTATTGACGGTTCTGCAACGG